TTTCGATAGCATAGCGAAAGTATAGCACCATGCCAACACCACAGGACGATTTCGCGGCGCAATTGCAGCAAGCGGTTCGCCAGCAATGGGCGCTGATGTGGACACTGCGCCAGTTACTAGGGATTTATAACGGCAACGGCTACGCGACCATGGCCGGGTCGTTTACCGTCATTAGTTCAACGGTGGTCGATCATGCGGTTATGGCGTTAAGCGCGCTTGACACGACCGCCAAGGGCACGATCTCCGGGACGCTGACGGTGCAAGACTATCTCTCAACGCTGGTGCCCTAATGCAGTATCCTTCGCGTCCATCTGAGCCAACCTCGTTTATCGAAGTACGCGGCCCGTCTGGGCGGCTGTACGGGCGGCTTGATGTGGCGCGGATGGTGCTGGAGGTCAAACGCAAGGGCGAACCGTCTGAGGAGATCGACTTGCGGCGGTATTTGCAGCCACCGCATCTTGACAGTTTATCCGAAAAGGGTTAGACTACGGGGCATGGACATCACGGATGAACAACTCGCGCGCCTTCAGGATGCATGTCACCGCGTGCTCAAGGCAATAGAGGCATTGTGGCGAGCGATTGTCGATGCCGCGCGCCACGTGGTTCGGGCGTTGCGGCATTGGAGTATCACGTCGGGGATGTATCCGTGGTTGGCGCGACTGTCCAAGCGGCAGACGGGGCGGCGACGTGAAACTGAGATGACAAAGAAAATTAGGCAGTACGCACGTATCAAGGAATCGACAGTCAGGAACCCGCGCCTAAAGGCAAGCAACCTATGATGTGGGGTAGAGCAGTCCGGTAGCTCGTCGGGCTCATAACCCGAAGGCCGCGGGATCGAAGCCCGCCCCCACTACCAATGCCCAAAAACGCAATGCGTATGGGCGCAATACAACAGGATAGGACGGGCCGCGAACGTAGCGTGATTGATGACAGTAGTCGTAGCGCACTGGCAGTGGAATACGTTCTCAGGCTAGGCCGCTACACTGCCCCATCCTGAAGTCCGATAAGCAACGGTAAACGCCGTTGGTTGCGCCCCACAACTTTCTTTTGATTGAGCGCTTCAAGCGCCCCTACTCTTCGGAGTTCGGGCGCGTTTTGTTTTCGTATGACCATCACGACCACAACCAAATCCGGCTGGCTCCCGTTCGCCATTGCGACGCCCTCGTCGTACGCGGTGTCAGGCAACGCGGGGCGGGAGGCGGTGGTGATGGTGCAAACGGGCCTGGCCCATCGCGCGGCGCAGAGTTACTACGCTTCATCCGCGTGTCAGGGGGCCAGCGTGCATTTTCTCGTGAGCCGGTCGGGGCAGATCAATCAACTGGTCAACATCTCGGATAGTGCCAGGCTCAATGGCAGCGCGGATCAGGCGAGCATTGTGCTGGCGTGTGAAGGCACGGCGGCGGACGGCTGGACCGTCGCCATGCGGACGGCATGCGCCTTACTCGTGGGAGCCATCGCTACGCACTGTGGGCACGCGGTCCCGGTCGTTGCCCACGGCGACGTGAGTGTGGAATGGGTCAATCTTGCCGATAGCGCGCAAGCGTATCTGGGCACGGGCGGGCATTGGGTGCTCTGGGGCGACCACTTCCCGCTTGACCCGTTGCACCGGCGCGACCCGATCCCGCGCAAGTGGGTACAAGGACTGGCGCGGCTCGGTGGCGCCAGGAGTCCGGTATTGGAGTTGGGCGGCGCGCTGCAGGTGCAAGTGTTTCAAGGCGGGTTTCTCTGGTGGTGGCAAGGGTTGAAGCAGCCGGAGATTGTGTGGCTGCCGAGACGGATTGCATGAAACAAGCGTATCAAAACAGAATCGTGGGCTATGGCGATGCAGCGCCCGATCAATTGCTTGCCAACCCTCGAAACGCAAGAATCCATCCCAAGCGTCAAGCCGATGCTCTCAAGGGTGTGTTGTCTGAAGTCGGGTGGGTGCAAGACGTAATCGTGAATCAGCGTAGCGGGATGGTGGTGGATGGACACCTGAGAATTGCGCTGGCCCTGCGCGAAAACCAACCGACAATCCCTGTTAAGTATGTTGACCTGTCAGACGATGAAGAGCACCTGATCCTCGCAACGCTTGACCCGCTATCGGCGGCGGAAACCTGGGACAAAGAGAAGCTAGACGATTTGCTGAGAGACGTGAGCACGGGTGACGCGGCGGTACAGCAGTTGTTAGCGGACCTTGCCGAAAGCGTGGGCATACCGAGCGTGCAGGTAGCCATAGCGCCAGAAGATGACGAGGTGCAGGTTGATGATGCTGGGCCGACGCGGGTACAGCTTGGTGAGACATGGCAGTTAGGGCGGCATACCGTTGCATGCGTGGATAGCACCGATAGGGCAGCCGTCGAGCGCTTGGTGATCGGTAAACGTGTAGGTATGGTGGTTGCGGACCCACCGTATGGTATTGACATAGTCGCCGCCGATGGGTACATCGGCGGCGGTGCAAAGTATGATTATCCTTTTGGCGGTGTTAAGGGCTTTGTGGGCGCTTCCACCGCCCACAAAGCCCGCACGGGCCGTTACTACATCGAAGAGACGCACGGTAAGCGCGGGCTTGGAACCGCCAACGGTTCCAAGCCCTTTGGAAGCCGCCGCGATCATGTTGTCGGCACCATCGGAGGCGACAACATGATCGCGGCGGGATTGTACGCGCCCGTGATTGGCGATGACAGTATAGAGACAGCCATAAACGCGGTAACGCTCGCGCTAGAACTGTTTGAGAACGCGACACACTTCTGGTGGGGCGCAAACAATTACGCACACGTCTTGCCGCCATCTACGTGTTGGATCGTGTGGGACAAACAGAACACGGGCAACTTTGCCGATGCAGAATTGGCGTGGAGTAATCACAAAAGCGCCGTGCGCATCTTCGCGCATATGTGGAATGGTTTAATGAAAGCCAGTGAGCGCGGTGAGCGTCGCGCCCACCCTACACAGAAGCCGGTAGCGCTCTTTGCATGGCTCTATGAGAAGTACGGCAAGACTGATGATGTAATCTTCGATCCATTTTTAGGCAGCGGTCCATCGCTAAAAGCAGCAGAGAAGCTAGGGCGAACCGTCATAGGAAGCGAACTCTCGCCCCCCTATTGTGACCATATTCTTGATTGGTGGGAGCGCACGACGGGCGAAACGGCGGAGCGAATTTCCGAAACCTCGTGACATGAAAACCGAGCGCTACACAACCGAGCAAATGATACGCGCCTTGACGGAAACGAAGGGCATGATCACGGTTGCGGCGGATCGCCTGAAGTGTAATCCTGACACGGTTCGCAACTACGTCAACCGCTATCCCACGGTTAAGGCGGCATTGCAGGAACAGCGCGAAGGCGTCTTAGACATTGCGGAGTTGGCCTTGATGCGCGCGGTGCAAGCAGGCGAAGGATGGGCCGTTTGTTTCACATTAAAGACGATTGGACGTGGGCGCGGGTATATCGAGCGAACCGAGACGGAGCATAGCGGCGAGGTGAGTCTCCGCTTCCCTGACTTCGACAAGCACCTGGAGCAAGCCTACAGTGAGCCAAAGGAGCTAACGGATGAGTGACCCGTACAACACGTACAGTAAAGGTGTGGGCAGTTCATCGGGGTCGTGTATGCTGATGCAGACCGGCACGTTCCCGGTCATCCCGCGCGGCATCTCGTTTACCCAAGCCGGGACGCTGCAATTCGTTGACCAGGGCGGGGCGACGATAACACTGCCAAGCGGGGCGTTGGTTGCCGGTGTTATTCACGCCATCCGTCCGGTGGCGATTATTAGTCATAACGTGGGAACCATTATCGGTTGGCTATGACAAGTGCATTTCCACAACCGAGTACCGCTGTCCAGCGATTCATCAGCACCGCGCGGCAGGCAGGGGTGCCACGCGATCAACTGCTGGCCTTTCGGCGCGTGGGCTATGTGCCGCAGTCGAAGCAATTGCAGTTTCACGCGGCGGCGCGGATGGCGGATCACGACGGCGGGCCGGTTGACATCGGGTACGGCGGAGCTCGAGGGGGTGGAAAAAGCGCTGCGGTCTTGGCCCAACTCGCGGCGGATGATTGCCAGCGTCAGGACAATCTCAAGTGTCTGTTACTCCGCAAAGTGGGCAAAGCCGCGAAAGAAGCCTTTGGCGATTTGCTCACTCAGCACTTTCCGCCGTGGCTCAAATACTACACGCCGAGCCGCAATACACTCACGTTCCCAAATGGCAGCCGAATCATTATCGGGCATTTCGAGAATGAGAGCGATGTCAATGCCTATCTTGGTCTTGAATATGATGTCATCGCCATTGAAGAGGCGACGCAACTCAGCAAGCAAAAGCTGACGCATATCAAGACGGTGCGACGCACGAGTAAACACGGCTGGCGACCGCGTATCTATTACACGTACAATCCGGGTGGCGTGGGCCATGCCTATATTAAGAAACTGCTGTATGACCCATACATCAATCACTGTGAAACCACGAGCCGGTTTATCCCGGCCACGGTGGATGACAACCTGTTCGTGGACAAAGAGTACCGGAGGACATTAGATGGACTTACCGGCTGGCTCCTCAAAGCCTGGCGCTACGGTGACATGGACATCGCGGCGGGGCAGTTTTTTACAACCTGGCTCCGCGATGTGCATGTGGTCAACGCCGTACCGCCTATTGCCGATGAGCACACCGTCTGGGCAAGCTTCGACTACGGGTTCACGCACCCGACCAGTAGTCATCTCTTTATGGAAGATAACGACGGGCGTATCTTCGTGCTTGACGAACACCACCAAGCAGGGTGGATAGTCCCTCGGCACGCGGCGGCAATCAAGGCGATGTGGGCGCGCAACGGTATCGCGCCGGAACGGATATGGACGATTCACGCGGGTGATGATGTCTTTAGCAAGAAGTCGAATGGACGGAGCATCGCGGATGAGTACAGTGAGCACGGCATTAGCCTTCGTCGGGCTAATACAGATCGTATTAATGGTGCTGCTGCAATTATTGAACGTCTCGGTGATCCCGTATCAGCAATACATCCTACTTTATTTTTTAGTCGTTGCTGTGTTCGCGCTATCGAACAAATCCCATCCGTAGAGCACGATCCGAACCGGCCAGAGGACGTGCTGAAGATTGATGCGGATGATGAGGGGAACGGCGGCGATGACGCCTATGACAGCGTGCGCTACGGCATCATGGCGCGGGCCAGGAGGGAGTTGCTGTATGGCTTCGTCTAATGTCGTCTCCACGCGCGCGGTCCTGATTGACGCCATCCTCTTGGGGCTGTCCGTGCCGTTCTATGTGGTTGGCTGGTGCGTGGGGGTGCTGGTACTGGCGTGCGTGTTTCTGTGGGCGGCGGTCGTGACGGGCTATGAAGCGGGGCGGGGCAAACGATAAAAAGAGAAAGCCACTCACAAATGTCGCGCGACATGAATGGCTTTCAGGATTGGTTGTTGAGGTCCCAATGGAAGAAGTATAAAGCGGTTGCACGTATTTGTCAATGACACTTCTAGACACAATCAAACAGCGCATGGCGAAGAGCCTCCCGGCGGTGCAGCAGAGTAAGGTCGCGCATCCGGTGGATGTGTCGTGGTCGTCGTCCAGCCAAGTGCCAACCTACCCGATGAGTTGGCAGGGCTGGCCGGATACCAATCAAGGCACAAACGCCTTGACGCAGACGATCACCGACCCCATCGCCAAGGCACGGTTGGGCGCGCAATCCTCGTGGGTCTTCAGCGACATTAACGCGCTGGCGCAGGAGTTCAGCGCGGCGAAATTGTCGGTCTTGAAAGGTGACAAGGAGCAGCCCGATCATCCCTTCACAAAACTGTGGGGCAAGCCGAACCCGTGGATGGGCATGGGCTTTCTGATGCAATTCTGGGTGTGGCAATTGTCGCTGTTTAGTCAGGCCTATCTGTTCTTCGCGCCGGATACCAGTGGCGAGCTTGCGGAGATTTGGCCTGTTCCTTCCGCGTTTATGAAGCCGCATCAGGGCAATGGGCAATTTATCGACGGCTATGTCTACCAGGTCAAGCGAGATGACACACCGCTCATGATCGACGCGCGCTATATCGTGTACACCCGCACCCCGAATCCGTTCGACTTGCTCGGCGGCATGGGGCCAATGGACGCCTCCGTTATCCCCGTCCAAACGGACGTGGCCCAGCAGCAGTGGAACCGCAACCTGTTCGGACGGGATAACGCGGTACCGACGAATATTGTGTCGACTCGCAGCGATATCGCGCCGGGCGAGTTCAAACGCTTTAAGCAAGAGCTATTCGACTTCTACGGCGGCACCCAGCGCCGCACGATGGTCGCGCCGGGCGGGGAGGTGGATGTTAAGATACTCCAATTGTCGCAAAAAGAGCTTGACTTTATCCAATCTCGGCAACTGAGCCGCGACGAAATTGACCGTATCTTCGGCATCCCGGCTGGCTACTGGCAAGCCAGCGCGACGGAGGCGAACGCCCGGCATGCGAAGGCCGTGCTGATTGAGACGGCGGTCTGGCCCAAGCTGGTGTTACTGGCCGAAGACCTGAACGTGCAACTCCTTGATGTGTTCTATCCCGAAGAAGACGAATGCGCGTTTGAGGATATTCGCCCGCGCAATATTCAGATGGATATTCTGCTGCTGAACGCGCGGCAGAATACCTGGACGATTAACGAGCTGCGGGAGGATGAGGGCAAGAAGCCCCTGAAGGACGAATACTTCGACGCGGTGCCCGCCGCGATTGCGTTGAAGACCTGGACGCCGGCGTTGTCGTTCTCGAAGCTGTTTCAAACGCTCGCCGCTCATACGACGCCGCTGTCCAAACTTGGTCCATCCGCCGCGCCTGGCCCGGATGTGACACCGGGGTTGACCGAGGGGAATCGCGTGAATATCCCCGACGAAGCGAGCAATTTACAGGATGTCAATCCATCATCTGACATGGGCTTAGGCGCGAAAGCCATCAAGAAAACTGATACACCTGATGACGAGGAAGAGCGACTCGCGCAAGAAGCGGCGGCAACCGAATTGTTTACCAGCATTGCCACGGGGCAAGCGAAGCGGGTGACGCAGGCCATGAAAGACAAAGACGCGACGGAGCTTGTCGCCGCAATCGCGGACCTCTGGCCCAATGAACTGCCAACCATCACGAACCAGGTGCTGCCGTTCTTTGATACGGTGTTGGGTCTGGGTGCCACGAACGGCGCGGCGATGTTGCCGGTCGCGGTGGACTTCGATCTGGTCAATCAAGCGGTCTTGAAACTGGCAACTGAGCGGGCGCTGGCGACGGCACAGGACTATA